TGAGTATTTCTCATACCTGTTCCTTTACACCATAAAGGTTCTCCATATTCTAAAGCCATTTTGCGAGATGCAGCTTCTGCCTTTTGTTTAATATCGCTAAAAATTGTGTGAGTCCAAGCTGTAGAGGCTAATGAATTAAATGGTAAGTCTTTCTTTTGGAGAAATGTATGCCACCCCATTACACCTAAACCTAATGCTCTACCCTTTTTAGCATGTCTGTGAGAACGGATCATTGAATCTTTACCATTGGTTTTAACGATGAATTCTTCCATTACACCATCTAAAAAATAGGTTGCTATCTCAACAACATCTGTGTTTTTCCATTCATCATATTTAGCTAAATTCAGGGAAGATAAACAACAGATGAATGAATGTTCCTCATCTGTGTGTAATGTAATTTCAGAACAGATATTAGTCATACTGACATCTAAGTTATTCATCCTATATGCTAAAGGATTATCTTTATTAACATTATCCTTAAACATAATGTATGGTTCTCCCGTTTCTACACGTGATTTAAGTATTTCTAACCAAAGTGACATAGCTTCGCTGTCTCTATCATTTAGGCGCTTCATAAACGCATCATCTACGACTACACATTGGTGTAAGTTAAGACATTGTCTATTAGGATCACCTTTAGGCCTTCTAATTTGGAGAAATTCTTTAATATCTGTATGGTTAATATCTAGGTTAACAGATGCTGCCCCCCTACGAACTGAACCCTGATTGGTTGCTATAATTGTTGAATCATAAATTTTAGCCCAAGGTACAACTCCTTCACTTTTCCCATTCCCGGTAATTTCAGTTCCTCTACCTCTAATTCTACTAAGGGATATACCTACACCCCCACCATAAGATGTTAATCTCATAAGTTCAGCATTGGTTAATCCAATCCCTCTAACAGAATCTGGAGTATCGATACCAAAACATGATATTGGTAATCCTCTATCTGTACCTGTATTCGATAGTACTGGACTAGCTAAACCAATCCAACCATTCCAGACATATTTAAAAAATTTATTCTCTAAATCAGGTCTATTTAAACGCATTGCCACAGCATGGGCTACTCGCCTGTATGCTTTTCGTGGTGTTTCCCCCGATAATAAGTAACCCTTTGATATTGTTGATAATGCTACTTCATCAAAATGTTCAGGGTAATCTTTACCCCTTTCCCATTTTGTGTAGTCTTCTACTAAACTATTGTTATCCATTTTTTTTTGTTTTTTAAAATATACTTTCATCCCAATTCATATTCCCTTTAGAGTAATTTGTTACCCTATTTGCAAAGAAATCAGTATGTTGTTTCCCGGCTGATAGGTGATCAAACCATTTCATCCTTTCTACAGCTGTCACATCAATATCAGAAACTATTCCCTTATACCCCAAATCACCTAATTTGATATTAACTCTATTTTTAATAAAGTTTTCCAAATCATACTGTGAACATCCCTCTAAATCACCCAACTCGTAACATTTACGGATAAAGTCTAATTCAAGCTGTAATGAAAGTAAAGCTGCTTCGTTTATTGCTGCTTCAAGCTCTGGTGTTTTGATTTCAGGATTTTCTTCGATAAGTGTTCTGAATAGCCAACAACCGGCTTCTGAGTGGAGTGATTCGTCCCTAATAGACCATTCAACAATTTGACCCACTCCCTTAAGCTTATTTCGCATTTTGAAAGATAAGAGGACGGCGAAGGAAGAGAATAAATTAACTCCCTCGGTAAATGCTGAGAATATGGCGAGTGATTTAGCGATTTCATGGATATCTTTTTCACCATTAAAACTATCCCTAACAGTAGTAAGAGCTTCAATTTTAGCCATCGTAGCCTCATCTTCCATAAATTCATCAAAATTTTCGAGTCCAAGTGTTTCATTTAATAGTGAATATGCTTCGGCGTGGATTGTTTCAAAAGCACCGAATGTTGTAGCCATCATAATAATTTCAGGTTTTCTAAACCACTTAGTAACTAGTTGTGTCCAATAATCATTTACAACTGTTTCTGTTTGAGCAAAACCTTTTAGGATTGAACCTATAATATTTTTTTCTGTTTCGTTTAAATTTGAATTCCAATCATTCAAATCAGACATCATTGGTACTTCTGTATGTAACCAATGGGCTTGTTGTTGTTTTAACCAATAATCAGCTGCTGTTTGATATTCAAATGGTTTATAAACTATTCTTTCTTTTAGTATATCTCTTTTGTTTGTCATTTTAAAATTTTTAAATATTTTTACTTCAACTCGAAAAACTTATTCTTTAATGACTGTTTGTCAAATGCATCAAAGTTATCGTAACTATTAGTCCTAGTATTGGTAGTTTCTGATTCGAATTCTTCATCTGGGTCATAGTCATGAACGGAGAAGTGTCCTGTTGAAGTGTTTGCTTGAACTCCAAAAGTAAGACCATCCATCCCATACCTATTTTTCATAATATGAAATCTACCTGTACCGTTAACTTTATCTTTGGCTTTCCTTGAAAGAGACATACAAAAGTCAGTTATCATAATCTTATCATATGAACCCGCTGCTTTATCCCCCTCAATTACATCATCTTTAGCTCCTGCTCTGTTTACTTGAGAAACTGACCAGATGGGCACATCCAATTCACGAGCTAATCCTTTAGTGCTTGTATAAATATCATCAATTTCCCCTTTACGATCAGAAGTTCTTTTCTTCGTTGAAAGTAAATCAACATAATCTATTATTATTAAATCTGGGTTGACTCCTAACTCAGTTACTTTACGAATATGTGATTCAATTGTTGATATTGTTGCTTTACCCATTGGAAATTCCTTAATAATTAATTCACCTGGAAGTTCATTAACAATCCCTTCAACTTTTTCTCTGTGTTTTAATATTTCATCTACTGGGGTTTGGGAGAAGAAGGCATCATATCTACGTCCAACGTAAGCTTCACCTAGTTCAAGTGTGTAATGGAGAACATTGTACCCCATCCTAACAGCATAACCTCCTAAAGCTACTAAACTCCAAGATTTTCCACCTCCAGGATTACCAAATATTAAACCAAAATCTCCATTACCTAAACCACCTTGCATTAGATCATTTATACGTTCCCAAGGTGATGGGATTACAGTTCTTGCATCTTCTCTAAATCTTGATTCAATATCTTTATTATACTCATGTCCTACATTTTTATCCTGTCCTGCTTTTAATGCTGATTCTACTAGAAATTTAATTCCATCAAAATCACCAGCATTTAATAGATCAACACTATTTAATAATGCTTTTTTAAGTTGTTGGTTTTTACAGAATGTTGAAAATTCTTCCTGGACATACTCTAAATCTTCATCAGAGGCTTCATATGCTAATTTTAATTGTTCTTTTATTGATATTTTTAAAACATCATTCTTAATTTTTTGAAGTTCTACCTTCAATATTTCCATACTAGGGGTTGTATGGTACTTATCATAATATCTAATTATTTCCTTTATTATCCATTGGTGGGATGGATTATCCCAATACTCTTCACTTATTATGTCGTGAATGTTTGTAAGAAATTTTTTATGAGAGAGTAATGATGAAATTACTTTTACTTGGAAATGGGGTCCGTACTGACTAAGGTTTTGTAGTGTCATTTATAACTTATTTTTTAAAACTGGTTTTTATTTTATTAATTGTTGGCGAATCTAGCAAATACATCTTTGACCCAAAACTCTACGTTTCTAATTATTGCTCCTAATTGGTCTTGCTTATACATTGCTAAAAACTGCTCTGGAAGATAATGAATTTCTTCTGAGGAGACAAATTTTTCTAAATGTTCTTTATCTCTTTCTGTTAACATAGGATTACTTAAATCCATAATTTTATAGTTTTTTTCTAACTCTTCGATATTTTGGATTACTCTAGCATAGACTAAATGGTCTTTAAATTTAGACTCACATATAGAATGAATATCATCTAATGTAAGGTCCTTTTCGGTAATTTCAGGGAATTTTTTATATAATCCTTTTTCACCTAAACCCTTTATACCCTTAACCTTATCAGAACTATCACCTAATAACGTTTTATATATTATAAAGTTGTGTGGAGATATGTTGAACTTTTCCTTTATGGTATCCTCATTGTAATATTCTTTTTCTATGGGTCTATACACTAAAACATTCTCATTTACCAACTGTAAGAAATCCTTATCAGATGAAACTATGATGATTTTATCTTCTGGTTTAGATGGTATAATACTACCTAAATATGCAATTATGTCATCGGCTTCTGTCTTATCTAGAGCTATGGTTTTTACTGGGAGTGTTTTTAGGTATTGGATAATTCTAACAATTTGATCTATTTTAGAATCTTGTTCTTCTTCCATATCATCGAAAGTATCCCAATTTGTAATCCTTTGTAAGTTTCTATTGGATTTATATTCAGGTACTAAGTTCTTCCTATTAGCAGAAGAACCTACCCCGTCAAACACAACTATAACTTCTGTTGGGTCGGTTTGACGGATTAGTGCTCCTAATGATCTAAAAAAACCACCTAATCCTCCTATATGAACCCCTTCCGGGTTTACCATATTGAGCATAGCAAAGTTCCTAAAAAATAGGTTTAACCCATCTATAACTAATACTCTTTTACTTTCTACAGTATTTTGGCTATCCTCCTGAACATCATTCAGGAGGTTAAGTAATTCTTTTTTATCCATAATTTATTCTGGTTCTTTTGTGAATGTTGAAATATCGTTGTAATTTTGTTCTTCTTCAACAATATTAAAATCTCCCCCTCCTAAAATTTTAGACCATTCTTCAGTATGATCATCTTTATACTTTTTCAAGTCTTTATCATTATCTAAGATAAATCCGTGAGGTGTCATAACAATTTTTCCTCTAGTAGTCATACCATTGATGTGGTTTTTATCAATTTGAACATTGACACGTTTAGCAAATTCTACTTGCTTACCCCCCTTAATTGCTTTAATTTTAGAGGTTCCAGCATTTGAAATATTACCAAATGTTACCACAAATGTTGAATCAAACCACATTGCAAATCCACCCTTGTTCATCAATTTGGGCTTACCCATAGGTGATTCTGCTTTAGCTGTCCAAACTTTATTAATACAAACTAATGTATTTGTATAAGGTGATGATTCTTTTCTTGAAAGTACCATACGTTGGTTCACGTTATTACCAAATTGTGTAGACATGGCACCTGCGTTCCACTCATTGTTATTTTTATTCGATTTTATGGACATTTCACACGGTACTGATCCGATTGAATCCCACAAGAATAGTAAGTCATAAGGTAAATCACCTTTTTTCTGGTCATCGACTAGATCTAGAATGAATGTTGCTACATCTTCTATAGTATGTATACTTTCTCTATCTACATATATGAAATTACCATTATAATCTATAACTTCTCCGGTTTTTTCATCTATTACTTCATTTACTTCTAGCCCCATTTGAATTGCATGTTCCCAGTTCCATTTCATCTCTGTGATAATAAAAACAGGTAAAATACCTCTCTTTTGGGCTTCAACAGCTGCTTCAAGTAGTGCTGTTGTTTTTCCTGTATCTGAATGTCCTCTTAATAGAACTATATGTCCCATTGGTATACCAGGAGTTGATGTTACCTCTTGGTATGCCGGGGATAATGGTATCCATTGTTGTTCTTTAAATTTGGATTTTGATGATAAACCTTTTTTATCTTTAAAACCATCTAAATTGAACTTAGAGCGAATCTCAGCAGATACTGCTTCTTGTAATGTTTTTGAATTTTTCTTTTTTGCCATTATAATGTTTTATTTAAAATGGTAAATCATCATCTTCGAATAAAGAATCAAATTTATCACTTTTAGTTTCTTTTGGTTTCGCGTTTAATGAATAATTTGATTTTACTGGTTCACTTTCGAATCTTTCTGATGGTTCTGAGTGTATTGATCCTTCTTCTAATTCATCTTCCGGGGCAATAAATTTCTGTAAAGCTGTTTTAATTTCATCATAAGTGAATCTTTTAAATACAGATTTTGGATCTGCTTGTTCTTCTAAAAGTTTCTCAACTTGAGCAGAATCTTCATTCAGTGGGGATGTTTTTAGTGATGGTGAAAGAGATGTTTTGTTATAAGCTGTACCTGTTACTTCAGGTCCTACAGTAGTCAATTTAATATCTCTACCACTTGATACATCTGTAAAATCTCCAATTTCATCATCTGTAGCCATATTCAAGAATTCTTGATATACCATAGATCCGAATTGCCATAATTTGACACCTTCTTCTTCCATTCCTCTCACTAATACTGGAGCGAATGTTCTAACTTTAGCTTCTAATTTTTTAGCTAATCTCCAGTTTTCTTTATCTGAAGTTTGTCTTAATTTTTGGACAAATTCCATAATTGGGTCTGGTTCTCCCCAATTTGCAGGAGATGCTATAACTCTTTCTCCAATTCCATAATAGAACATCATTTCAGTGAATGGGTTCTGTTTGTTAAATTTATTAGGTACAACCCTAATGATTTGTTTTCCTACTGTTGGTTTCCAAAAGAGATTTTTTCTTTCCCCACCTCCAGATTTTGATGTTTGCTTGTTCATGTTTTCCAAGCGTTGTTTAATGACGTTTAAGTCCATAATATAACTGTTTTTGGTTAATAATTTATAATGTGAATATACGAACAGGAATTAGGTATTCCAAGTCATATTTGATAAGATTATTAAAGTTCTATAATCCTATAGATCTTTGTTCTCAATTGTTTCAACTCGTTATCCTGAGTTAACATTATTGTGTTTCTATAATGTTGCCAATCAATTGGAAATCTTGTATTAACTACCCCACCATTTAGAGTTTTGATAAGCTCATTTAGGGCGTTAATAGTGTAGAGAGTATTTGAATCTTTTTTTCTATGTACTAATATTGTATTAGAAGGGATGGTATTAACATTACCCTGATCAATATTGTAAGTACAAACATACTCATCATTACTTTTGATGTGTAATACAAAGATTTTATTATATAATATATCATATTTTGTTGTGATACTATCCAGTAACCCATCAAGGTCTTCTTTAGTAGTAAAGGTACAAAGTAATCTATTATTCAAATCTATTGTATTTGTGTGTGAAGATTCATGAAAATCGTCTACTGTATACGTATGTGAAGGGTTATGTAAAGTCATATGTTGTTCCATAATTGAATTTTGTCTGTAATTTGTGTGTTTTAAAAATTTCTTGTATTTTTTTTATTGTTTCTTTATCATTTTTATCTAGGTCAAACAAAAAACTATCATAGGTGTAAAGTATTAATTTTGTTTTACACCCTTTCAATAACTTAAATATTTCCCATAATATACGAACATTTGTTGCCGTTTCCAAGTTTTGTAGGATATAATTCAACAACTTTTGAGGTTTCATATCTTCCAACACATCATTCCTATATATATGCTTTGAAATAGGACATTCCACGTATCCATCATTTTGAAACCGAGCCCACAAATCATCAGTATATACTTGTACCTTCTTAAAGAACTCCAGGTCCTTGTATTGTTCAAAAACTCCTCCGTATAGTTGCTTAAATGTTAATTCCTTGGATTTTTGGTAATCCACTTTGTACATATCTGCAAAGTTTTGATGGATGTCTCCATCACCAAAATCATAATCCACCAAATGAGACAAAAGAGTAGGATGATAGGCACTAATATCCAACTCAAATAAAAGATCATTGCTTGGGATAAAGCATTTTCTGTCTCCGTTTTCTTTGTTGATTGCTGCATAATTTACTCCTTTATATCTGTTTGAGGGTCTTGTTGTGAGAGTTTTGAAATTGAATTGTCCGTAGACGTAATCGGAATCGACATCATGAAAACGCGATTTAAATTCTTCTCTATTAATTCGTATACCACTTCGTTCGATGGCGTTGAATACCACTGTGGCTCTATTGTTGTAAAAGTCGTTGATTGGTTCATTTATTCTTGGTTTTAGTGTTTCAAATGTTTTTTCGCAATACTCATAGTGTTTAACAATGGGTATAATACGGTTTATATCTTTTTTATTTGGGTATTTGTGGTAAAAGTAGTTGTGAGTCTGGGTATAGTTTTGTATATATGGAGGTTGGGTTAGGGTTATGTCATAAAGACCTTTAAGAATAAAATAGTGTAAGAATTCTTTTTTATCCCTAACGTATATGTTTTTGAATGTGTTTAATACGCGTACTATACTGTCAATATCCAAGGATAACGTTTCACTATGGGAGTGTGTCATCATAAATCCTTTTGTTGATTTTAACGGTCGGATATAAATTGAACAAATGGAATTTTCTACGGGGTGAACAGTATTTGATAGAGGGACTATCTCTACAAATACATCCTCGTATTTGATTCTTTCTAGGTTTTTGACTTGTTCTTCGGTTTCTACTAACCAGTACATAACTTTTATTTTGTTGTGAATATAAAAAAGCTCCCGATGGGAGCCAAATTATTTTACTTTTTACTTATTGTGGTTTATAGAATTTTGTATAATTTTCTCTTAGAAATTCTTTTAATCCTCTTCTTTTGGATCTTTGTTCTCGTATTAGAACTAAATTTTTATTAGTACTTTCAACTTGAGATTCTTCGCCCGTTATATACCACACTAGGAAAAATGTAACATATAACTCATAAGCCCAATTTGAATTTTTGGATGATAATTTATCATATGTTTTTTTGTCTAATTCAAGGTATGAATTTTCATTTGCTTTTACACAAAAATACCTTTTAAAATTACCAACTTTATAATCATCTTCTGTAGGTTTAGGGTAATATTGGGGTGGGATGTATTTGGGGGTTCTTGGGTTAGTAGGGGAGGTTGTTTGGATGAGAGATAAATACTTCTCAATTCCACCCCCACTAATAATACTACTATCACCCTCATCACCATACTCAAAAAAATTACCCTCAAAATCTGCATCCCCTAATGGTATAGCTAATTGTGAAATTTTGGGGAGAGTTGGGGAGTTAGTTTCGGGATTGATGAAATCTATAGGTATTAAAAGTTCTGTTGTTGGGTCATCAGGGTTTTTACCCGAGTAAATTTCTCCAGTATACAGTTTATAATAAAACCCAACATATTCTAAATCTGAGTCGGGGTCATCAATGTCGAATTGGTATTCTCCCCCTCTAGTGTATTGGTTGGTTTTGATTTTATTTTTAGGAAAGTACATTTATTTAGGTGGATTTAGTAAAGTCGGTTTTGAAGTAATTTGTTTTTTTAGTTTGTAAACCCTTTAACATATCCACTAATTCTTTTTGTGGGTGTATATCAAATTTACCTGTTTCTACAGAATTGTGGGTGTATATACCTGGGGTTCCTTTCATTGCTTTGTCACTTAGTTTACCTTTTGGAGGGAAGCAATCCTCATAACTAAAATTAAGTGGGATGTTAAACTTTGCACACACTTCTAATGTTAACTTTCTTATAGCTTCAATTTGAGCATCTGTCATTTTATGCCAATATAGTTGGTCTTTGTAAGGAGCAGGTTTTCCATTTTTATCTACAGACGTACATACTCTATCTAATGGGATTTCTGTTTCATAAACATTATAATATTTATTACCTTTTTTCTTTAGATACCCATAATTTAATATTTCAACTGCTGATGATATTTTGTGGAGTTGGGGTCGACCTAGGTGATTACCATAAGATGTAACATCATTATAAAGAACTTCTACATTCCCTTCATCATCAAGGAGATATGGTGTAGAAATATGCAAAGAGGATTTTTTATTCCACCCATCAATTACACTTT